CGGCGGCTGCCATATCAGCTTTTTCCAGCCCGGATACCTGACTAGTTAGTTCTTTCCGTTGTGATAAATACTGTGCTCTCTTTTCCTCCAATGCTGCTAAAGCCTCTTGTTCTTTCCTCCTGTCTTCATCAGAAGTGTAAGACAATTCGTTTTGCGTCTTTATCTGCTGATATTTAGCCTCTAGTATCTTTAATTCGGAGGCTTCCATCTCTCTAGATATCCGTAGGGCTTCATTAGCTGCATCTTGCCTTTCCTTAGAACTCTTAGTTTGATCGGCAAGAATAGCCTTTTGTTCCTCCATTTCCCTACGTTGCCGGGCTAAAACTACAATAAGATCGGTTTCAGCGTTATATATGTCCCGTTCTACTTGTGCCATCCCTCTAGCAGTTTCGATAGACTTAACAGTTTCGTCCGATATCAGACCTAACCAGTTATAAACCTTAATATAAGCCTCTGCCAGCCACTCAAAAACCTTGACTATCTCCACAAACAGAGCGGCTACGGCATCCAACACCTTAGTTATGATCAACTCGATAGGTGCTAATATAGTCTTAACGGAAACAGCCAGTTCGTTGTTGCGGTCCATCAACTTTCCGATAGCTGAGATTACCGCAAGAATAGCCGATGCAATGGCAACAAAGGGGTTCGCCATCAATGCAGCGTTGAATGCCTTTATAGAAGCAATACCGCCGGACATACCTTTGACCATTTGCCCGGTTGCGCCAGTCATACCGCCGAGGCTTCCGGTTGCCTTCTCGATATCCTCTGCATAGTTACCCACGTTTCTACGGGTATCTCCCACCCCTTTTTCAAGGTCTTTCAGTTTGTCGGAGATTTCCTTGGTTTGGGCTACCATCTGTTTCCCAGCCTCCGAGTTTGTCCGCTGTTCAACGGACATTTTGTTTAGTGCCTTCGTGTTAAGGGCTAACTTCGCTCGCAGGGTTTCCACGCTTTCCGCTTCCGAGTTGACAATGGTAGTGTGTGCTTTAATAGCGGCGGCATTCTCGGAAGTCTCATTCTTATTATTGTTTAGTTGTTTGGTTAACGATATGATCGCTGTTTCTGACTTCTCCGTTGCCTTTTCGAACGCCGTTTGATCTATAAGATTGTCTTTATAGTTCTGACGAAGCCCGGCAAGTGCCGTCTTTTCGGCGTTTATCTGCTTGGTTAGCTGTTTCTTTTCTTCTGCAAGGTCTAAAGACTTCTTGATCAGAGCGTCCAAACCTTCTACCGCCTCGTCCGTCTTGAACGAAAGGTCTAGTAATGTAACATTATCTGCCATTTATTTAACGATTAAGATTAATTTTAGTTAGTTTTACCTTACATTCCTGTGTTGCTAGGTTATACTCCGTGATAGAACGAACGTAGAAAAATGATCCTAGCTGCTTAAAATACACTACTCCGTTATGTTTATACTTGTTCTCTATGAAATAGTAGGGTATTTTAGCCTTAATAGTGACATCTATAGCGTCCGAAAACATACCGTAATACTTGGTTAATCGTTGCGTGTACTCGATAGACTTGAAATATTCGACCCAAGTTACGGGCTTATTGTCTTGAACCTTTCGTATCGAAAAGCGCGGGTACGTACCGTCTTGTGGATTCGGCACGCCCGATTCTACTACGGTCCCTTTAGCCGTGAACGATGCACTGGATAATTGTAAACTCTTTGTAAAATCACCGATTTTGAATATACCGATGTTCGGAAAACCTTCTGAGTCCTCTATCTTGTCTGTCGATACGTAGAAATCGGTCCAGTCTTGCCGCCTGTCATTGAACGTGATCGGTCCGTTTAGATCAAAGTTTTTTGCATCGTTCGCGATTAGATCATATATGCTAATAATTACACTTGTGAGTCCGCTATCGTCTACGATGGTCTGAAACTCCCACCCCCACTGGAACACTTTGCAAATATCCGTTAAGAAATCTACAGCGTTCGATACTCCACAATTCCCCGCTACCTGTGTCACCCCGGCGGTATTCCTTAACTCGGTTATCTTCCCGGAAAGATTAACGGCTTCGTCCGGGGACATTGTTTTCGGCGGGGTGGCATCTAATTTCTCATACACATTTATGTCTCTACTTATGTATAAGCCATTAAATATGTATGTAGGGATGTTCATAGTAGTAGAAGCAAACTTATATCGTACCTGCGTGATATCGTTTTGGTTATCATCTTTTTGGAATATCGCTACGGTCTGATTATTGTAAACCGATTTCAACACCACAAAGTTTAATATGGTCCCCACTCTTGACATATCCAAAGTAATATAGGCGTTATTATCCATCGTTATCACCGCCGTTGTATTGGCTGTTGATCCGTCCGGAGCCATTAGAGCGGTACGGGTATCGTATTCTAAAATATCTAGGAAGTTACCTCTAAAATACTCCGTTCCTTCGTCCGTTTCGGATGCATACCGCCAAAACACAGTAACCGATTTCCCCACCAGTACCTCGGATAAAGGCTTTTGCCCTAGATTCTCGATGATCAATCCCGGTTCGTAGCCGCCGTATTCTATCGGCGGGAACGATACAGAAACACCAAAGGAGCCAACAGAACGCTTTATCAGTTCACTTGCTGGGTAGAAAAAAGAGTTCCCTACACCGGATGTATAAAGATATCTTTCTATTACTTCTTTCGGTAACTGGGACATCTTTAGGTCCGACTGGGACAGAGCTATGTCGTAGGAGTCTTCGCTGCATGATACCTTAGCTTTGAACCGCTTGTTTATCGGTATCCCGCCGATATAAACTCTAGCCTCGTATTTCGCAGTACGGTGGGTAAAACCGAAACTTCTCATTTGATAGAATATCCCATCATTCACCCGATTCCTAGGAGCTTTAATGTTAGCCGAATAGGTACGGGTGGATTCTCCGAAACTGTATGGAGACGATGCATTAATAGACAGCTTGACATCCGTTTTTGTCAAGCCCTCCAAGAACACTCCATTTATCTGAATCTTTATATCCATGTTAGTACTGGAATTTTAGAGTTACCGTTTTAACTAGTCCCGTTGCCGTATATTTCACGCCTGTAGTAGATGAACATCTAAGTTTCGTATCCATATCTACCCCGTCTAGCCCTCTAACAGTTACATCCGGAGACAGGGAAAGAACATCTAGTGCGAACTTGTTAGCCTCAGTCACTTCGAATACACAGGTAAGTTCCCGCTTCGTAACATTCCCACCGGATAAACCTTGCGCTATCGTAGATTGTGCGCTCCAATTATAGCAGGAAATCGCATCGTATGACCCACACGAGTTTAACCATTTCAGTGTAATAGCTCCGCATGCGTGCACCTCTTCCGGATAAACCTTAACAGCAGCTACGGACCCATCCGGATTCTTTATCGTGATCTTCTTGTATTGGCATGCATCCGATATTCCGTCACCCTGCATGTAATTAAATTTGTCAGCCGTTCCGTCTTGATAGATAACGTCTACATCATAGTCCCTATCATGATAACGGCTGTCTATAAAGAAATTATCATCCAGTGTGTGCGCTAATGGTGCCCGCGGTCCGTAGTTGTCCCGGAAATCTGTGTCAGCCCTAGACACTCGGCTAACATTGTTTATACTCGCCAAGTTCATCACGGGAATACGAACTATCTGAGTAACACTATTAGCCGTTAGATTGGCTTTATGTATCAATGTCAGTTCTACTTGGTAGAACTGAACTCGATCACTATATACGGGAAGAAGCGGGAAGAAATAAGAAGCTGCGTCTATCTCCATTCCCTCAACTGGTTCTAATGTTGTGTAATAAAAGCTGTCTAGGGTAGAACGGCACTGTAGTTCCATCCGCACAATAATGTCCGTAGGTAGGTCCGTTATAATTAGCTTTAACGGCACGTTGTCCCATATGGTAGCACAACTGGGGTAGGTATATACTTTGCTGTCCGGTATATCTACGTTCACTCCAAATCTTGGTATTCTTAATTTCATTGCGTTAATATGGTTAGAATTTTAGCCTTTATGATCTTGTTTATATCCAGCGTCAGCCGTTTCACCCGTTCAGGATTAATGATGTCGGAGACTACCCCGCCACCGTTGAATTTGTTAGGAACTTTGATGCCGTCCCGCTTCATCACATAAGCGATGGCGAAAGCTGCTTCCTCCGGGATGTTTGCACCAACCGTCCGGTTCTTGTCTTGAATCCACTTTTTAATGGCGGAGACAGGCGGAAAACTACCCGCTTTCCTACCCTGCTCCATCTGTACGACATAATGCGGTGCAGTAATAGTTGCCCTATCACCGAGATCGTTTACTTTTAGATCACGCCCAAATTCACCAGACGCTACCAAACCTTTCGAAACATAAGATTCGAAGATTTCCTTTTTTATCTGTTCTACAACCTGCAATATCTCCTTATCCATAGTTCAATAAATCATCTGTTATAGAAAATGTTACACTCCAACCGGACTTCATTGAGTCATAGATATTCTGTACCTTCTTGAAACTCAATCCATCCACATCGAAGTGACACACAAAAGCGGACATTAGTTTGTTTAAAGCCAAATCGGTACGCATTAATGTATCAAGTTCGGCAGCGTTATCCGTAAGATAGTACGATTTATCTAAGCACTGTAATACTACGTTATACTTCCGGGTGGCAGGAGGCAACTTAGACATACCACCGTCCGGGACATCAAACGTTAAGAACATACCTGAGATGTCATTCACTAGCTCGTTAATAGTAGACGTATCTCCGAAATAGATAGGCAAGCCGAGTTTTACGGCTTCCCCATCCATAAAGTTTAATATGTCACTGAATATCATGGTAACTTGATTATTGCGTCATCGTGACCGTTACTACACAGGCATGCGCCCGAATCGAAATCATACCCCATCACCGCATCACCTTGTAGGGTTATAGAACCTTCTTGGTTAAAGTTCCGAGATAGCACGGCATTGTCGTACATCCGGATTTTAACTCCGTTTATGTTAAGCGTATTAGAACCATAGGGAACAATGATTCTCGGCTGCGGAATACAAGTAATCACCAACCTTGCATCTTTAGCATCCGATGGATTAACCGTTACGGGTGGAGCTTTCCGAAGCGTCATGGATACCATAGAATATCCTTCTGAGGAAGATTCTAATAATCTTGTCCCTGCATCGAATTTTGCCATTGCATATTCCCAATAGTTAGCTACGGTTAATGTTGCATTCCCTGCGGGTAACGGTTTGGATAACCTTAATCTATCCGACTGCGTGTACTTAATGTCGTTATAAGGTCTTCCAACACGCCCAGTATCGGTATAGAAAGCACCCTGTTCCCAATAGTAATCAGCTAATAAGATATCCTCCGGGCTTTTCCGGTCTAGCTCGTTAGTGATATACCTGCGCTTCTTGAACGCTCGGAGATACTTAACACCCGCTAGTGGAACGTCGGAGAAATCAATAAACTTTAGGTCCGGCTTCGTAGACAATGCTATTCCCACGTAGTGTACATTAGCAGGAACGGTTAGTGTTCCGTCATTCCATCCAGTATCGGACATTAGTTTTCTATCCTCATTAAACCAACATAAAAGGATTCTATATGCTCCGGATACTGATATAGTATCACCGGGATTTACCGGGTATATTGACTTCGTAGTCATACGTACATCTGAGTTCCTTCCGTCTTTCATAACGTCCCAAGTTAGCCCCGGTGCGGTATTTAAGCCGCCTCTGTCCCATTCGTTAATATCAAACACACGGTTAACATATGGATCACCGTGTAGCTGAACATCACCTCTTACTATTACACCTGCACCTAAGTAGGCGGAACCTGTGATCTCCGGAACTTTCGTGTAATTGTTTACGTTTAAATATGCGTTTTTAGAAACGAACTCCGAAGCGGGTAAATTAGCGTTCGGATCGGTTTTCTGAAAACTCATAACGTAAAACGGGAATTCACCTTCCATAGTACTAGGATTCTCAACGGCTTTTCGAAGTATAAACGATTCATCGAGATAGTGTACCGCCCGTACAGAATATCCGGCAGGAATGTTCGGAAATACCGCACCTCTAGTAGATACAGGTCTAATCATTCTTACACGATTCGTAGCCGGAATTTTATTATCTTCATACGCCTTTCCGGGATCACCCGCGTAGGTTCCCGATTCTATCATGCTGCCGTCTAGCATAATTATTTCGTGGCTCTCTGTTAAACTGGTAGCGTCTTTTACATTATCCGGATAACTGATACGTCCTAACATGTTCCCTCCCTCAGCGAACATGTTATATAACCCTTGCCTGTGACTACATATTAATCGGCGGTTAACTACCCTCGTACTAAGGAACTCCCTAGTATATGAGAAATCAATGTTTTCGTATGTATCTCCGTCTATGACATCATGTTCGAAATCTCCCGCCGGAACGATGCAGTTACGTAATACAAGCGTTCCGGTATCTAACAAGGATCGTTTTATAGTATTCGGAGAAACACGCAATAGGGGACAATCAGAAGCCGTGATAACGGTATCCCGGTGATTTGTATCACCGTCCCAAAAGTATTCCATGTAATCTATATTCGTGAAGGTCCCGAATACCTTCCGTTGTGTTAGTGCTTCCGTAACACAAGTGGTGTTGATCATCCGACCTGCTAGTGTTCTGATAGGGGACAATACAAGTCCGAAATTATCGGTCTGTATTTTTAGAGATGAATTATCCATCACGTACGCGCCGTATTCGGATGACCCTCTCACCTCAGTTATGATTGAGCCGCTAACGTGTCCTAATATCTTAGCCCCGGACGCCTCTAGTTCGGCGGGTGTCAGTGTTGGATTCTTAGCGAACGCAATCATACACATGTTGTACACCGGATGTCTGAGTTTATATAAGTTAGTAGATACCGTTTCGGATTCCCCCGCATAAGCTAGCTGATTGGATACGTCATAATACGCCCAGTATATTCTAGCGTTAAATCCCGCCGGAAGATATACGTAGGTATCTTTTCCTAGTCTAACGGTTGCAGTATTTCTGACGAAGTTATTAGCGTCTAATTTCATTGATGCGCTGGTGAATAGCGTCCCTTTCGGCGCATCTTGATTATACCGTCCTTGCTCTACGGGATGACATTTTGAAGACACGCCAAAAAGAACATCCATAGTTACCCCAATGAACGAATCCTTGATCACTAGGTCGGATGTTGGTAGCGTGGCGGGGAGATAAACCCTAAACGCACCGGGAATTAAGGTATTTCCTTTTATCTCGGCGGGATTCGTTTTAGCTGTTACACCACCCGCCGAATAATCCCCTATATAAACGTTATCGGATACTTTAACCCACGGATTCGTACTCATGTCTCCACCTGCTACCCAGCACTCGCCATTCTGTGATAACTGTGTTTCGTCCGCTATCTTAGCACCTACTCGTCCTTTCGGGATGAGCCCGCCGAGTGAGTATATATCTCTCTCGGCTACGATTCGCCCTGCTGAATTAATACTGTATTTCTTTCCCATGATTATTTTGTTTTAGATTTTTGTTTCTCAACTTCATCATGTCTCTTGCTGATCGCTAGAATAGCATCTGAGTAGTTTATCTTCTTCGCATCTTCGAATGAGCAGTTAAACAGTTCGGATGTGATCTGTACCATTCCTAGCACACTTTTAGCTTCTGTGATTGGATTCGATTCACCGGAACCACCTGCACCCGGTAACAGCACACGTTCCAGCTCGTCAGCCTGCCCAATCTGCTCCACAATGTACTTTGTCAGTTTCACCATATCAGCAACAGTTTCTGGTACATATCCCTCAGTCCATCCGCTAATACGTTCTAATACTGTTTCAGCTCTGCGTGCTTCGATCATCTGCCAGAGAGTTACATCTTCAACTGATGGACACGTATAAATGATCTGTCCATTACGTGTTACCCAGCGAGAAGGTATTAAGTATTCCGACATATAATGCAGAAGTGCGGTTTCATCTTGCGAAAGACTCTCCACAGCATCCGGCTTTAGATTCGCTATACGCCGTAATTGCATCAAGCGTTGATATCTACTTGTCAGACGAACAAACGTCTTCCATAACCAACGAAATGGGGTAAATAGGCGATATATCTGATATCGCACATATCCCCGAAAGGTTTTAATTTCGCTTTTCTTCATCTTTTCTTTGTTTCTTGCCGGGACGATACTTGGCGATCAGAAACTCAGTCGCGTATCGTATAGCGTCCATAGCGTGATTATTTTCGTCTACTGCCTCGTTCGTATCATAGAGTCCGGTCATCTTGTCAAATACATACGAGTAATTATCTGCTTCGTCCTGTATGCCTCGACTACCTTGTACAATGTGCATTTTAAACTGCTTCACTTGTGAAATACCTGCCATGATTGATCCTTTTCCCTTTATACATGGAAATATGCGGCATCCCAAACGAGAAATCTCAGCAATACTCTTCGCCTCTTGATTGTCCGCAATAGTGGTAACTTTATGTAGCCCATTCTTGCGCAAGACATTCGCAATATCCCAATTCAACAGACCTGTAGAGTATGCGATCTCTTGAACATAAAGATCATCTTTATCGAAGCCAACTTTTACAATCGCCGTAGGATCACCAGAGAAACCGAAGTCAAGACCAAGACACCATTTACAATTCGCTGGAAACTCCGGCACAATATCATATTCAGGATATACCAGTCCTTCGGTTCCTCCTGTTTCACCTAGTCCGAAGATTCGCCACCAGTTTTCATCAGCCTTATTTCTCTCAATCTCTTCGATCTGCTCCGGCGTCAAATATGGATTGTCCTTGTAGGTGCTGACGATTTCCACCATGCCCGGACCCTTGAAATAGTCGTGCGCCCAAAACTTCTTAACCGGATTAAAGTCTACATACAGCATCAAACGAGTACGAACCGCCATTTGCCGGAATACTTCTTTCGGGACTCTCTGTGCTTCGTTTACAAACAGGATATCACGTGCAGGACCAAATACCTTCGCAGCATTCTCACAACCGAAAAACTCTATCTGTGATCCATTAGGAAAAGTGTAAGTCATTTCAGTTAAATTCATTGCCTTGCCATTCCAAAGACCTTCATCTTGCAACATACGTTTGAAATCGCGAAACATACCACGTTTCACTCCCGGCATTGTATCAGTTACACACGATATGAGCAAAGGAGCTTCTGACTTCTCGGCAATAAGATAAAGCAACTGTAACATGCTCCACGTTTTAGAAGATCGAGTACCACCCCGTGAGGATACTCCACGAATCACTGGATTTACCGTGGCTTCTAATAGCCTGTCAAAAACATAGGTCGTTTTCATTGTTCAGAGCCTTCTGTTTCCCCCTCTCCTTTCATCTTCCGTTTCTGCGATAGTGTGGAGAGCTTCTTAATATTACTAACCGATTCTTCTTTCAATACTTCGACCTTCAATGTTACTCCTTCCGTCTTCACATCGGTTCCAGTTTGTTTATTACGCCAACGATCTGGAGATATATTTGTAAGCAAGAATATAGCAGCACCAACATTCGCCTCTACATTCTTCACTGTTACTATTTTCTTCTTTTCTTTCTTTCCTGCATATTCGGTTTTGGTTTCTTCAAATTCATATCCACAAGCTGCTTTTGACAGAGATTCAACTAGTCTCCGCTCCAGTTTCTCTTTAAACTCATTTTTCCCTTTTTTTATAGCATCCACAAAATCCACATTTTCCAACCATCTATAGTATGTTTCATCCGATATGCCGAAATGAGCACAGAAGTCTTTCAACCTCGCACCGCCATGCTCCATTAGCCCATTTTCAGCCACCCATTTAGAGCACATTTCAGTCATTTCCTTTAAATTGTACGCCATGCTATAATCAGTTTTATATCAATAGCAAATTTACCCGATATCACTCTTACAGCCATGTCAAATTGTGTCAAGTACAGATTTACGGCGTTCTTCATCGTATATCGTATTACACAGCTTGTATTTTAACGAAATGCTCTCCATCCATTCATTAGGGTCTTGTGCAGTTCTTTCTTCTTCCACGTACTTCCAAACTCTCGTGGCACGCTCCCACCGGAACAAAGCCTTCTTTAAATTCTGGTAGTGATTAATCCTGTAGACCTGATTTGTATATGAGGCATAAAAATCCTTCTTCACCTTGTCCAAGCCATCCGCTTTACTCTCCCAATCATTATGACTCCCTATCACAGGATCAATAAAAGCCAGCTCTTTGAGGGGGGCTTGCTCTTTTCTTCCATTCCTCAATCCTTTCACGAATTTCTTTAAACCTTCAAAATGCTTAGTTATATCTACTCCATTGACATACCCGTTCCCATATCTATCTTTAACACACCTTACCCCAATCTGTAATAAATACGAATACACTACAAAGGCATGGACATTAAGAATTATCCCTATTTCACGTACATTTACCCACGTCTTTTCATTAAAATTTCTATCCATAACACGATTATTTTTAAAATAAATAGTATATTTGCTATACAATCGTGAATGATTGGGGAGAACAATGCTTTTACACCTTGCTAGTTCTCCCTATTTTTTTTGATCTCTTCTTATTTCTAAGATTTTCCCGGTCAATCTTTCTGCCCCACATCATCGAGTTATACAGGGAAACAGCATATAAAAAAAGTTCCTCACTACTTGCAAGGAACTCTACTTTTGTAGCTTCTTTTATTGAATCAGCATACAAACTTTGATTTATGTGATCATCCATTTGGTTTCTTTTCTCTCAATTGTATTCTAAGATTCTGATTGAACAATCTAACTTTCTCTCTAACGAACAGAAATCGTTTTTTTAGCTTTATGGCATCCTCCTTTGAATTACATTTTCCTCCTTCAATAGTAAAGTATCTACCATCTCCCTGCTCTTCCATAACATGGTATTTATCTTTCCTACGTCTAATACGAATATTTCCTACCATGATCGCCCCCTTTCTTCCATTTCCTTACGCATAGCTATTAACTTCTCTCGATAAGTTGATTTACTAGAAACTTCACCTTCTGAAAGTTCCTTTTTTAGAAGATTGCCAACTACGATACCACTAATAGCCAACTTCAACTGAATTGCCTGACCTTCCAAATCATCATCTTCCACCGTGTATTCTGTACCTTTGAGTTTATTCCATTGTTCTTCTGATAACTTTCCACCAGCAAGGAACATGAGAGTAGAGATATCTTCTCTCTCTAACTCTATTTTTACTGTTACTTTCTCCATATTTCTATGATTTTATTTGAATTATTACTTTCTAAAAAATATATCTCCCGAAATAGATCGGGCTGTATCATCACCAGTTAACCGGATGTATCGAAAGAAGTTCTGTTCGGTCCGATGCCCGGTGAGCTTCATTATCTCGAACGTCTTCATCCGTCCTGTTAAATACATATTTGTTGCTGCACTCCTCCTTGCAGTATGGCTACTAATCAGCTCCCACTTTTCACGAGTAACAGTTTTCAGTTCGCCGCCCTTGGTGAACGAATAGGTAACTAAGTCATTCAATCCGATTTCCTTCATTATTACTTTCAGATACTTGTTGAAGTACTGAATGCAAAGACCGCATGGAACCTGACCGGCATACTTTGAGAAAATTTCCCGCACATAATCATGTGCCGGGACCTTAACATCAACGTTCGTTTTCTTTGTCCGGATCACAATATAACCATTTATTAGGTTCTGACTTGTCAGTCTCGAATAGTCTGAGTAGCGAAGAGCGGTAAGACATCCTAGTATGAACATGTCTCTGATTCGCTCTTTTGCTTTCCGCTTATCTTGATTGACAAACTTGTAGTAGTATATTCTTGTGATCTCATTCATCGAAAGGAACACAGCGTTTGTTGGTTCAGTCCTCAAATCAATCTCATCGTAGGTATAATCTACTGCATAGTTGTACTGAGATGCTCTACGCACAAGTGATTGAATTTTCAGAACGTATCCGACAATGGTATTATGTCGAAGTCCTTGGTCTTCCAGATAGATGATGAAATCGTCCAAAAACTCAGCCGTCACCGAATTGGTGAATATGTCACAATCAAACTCTGAGGAGAAGTTATCAATGTGTTTTATGATCGCATCGTAAACGGCTGCATAGTGCTCAGACTTGCGTCTGCTGCGCTTTTCAAGCACATCCCGGATAAAGTCAGTGAATAATATGCCTTCTAAAGGCTTCTCCTGCCGGAAGTGATTAATGTAGTCCTTACGCACTTGGGCGGTCCGGACCGGTTGTGATAATTGTAATGCTTTGGCTGTATCATTTTAAAGGTTTATCACTGTTTTACAAAATCGGATTTTCCGATTTTACTTTAGATTTAACTATCCCATATTATGAAATGTAGGCTGGCCAGCTCAAATATATGCACTTCATTATTTTATTAGAACATTCATCTTTTAAAATAATTTCCTACCTTTGTATCCTAACAAAATGCTATGAACAAAGAAGTATATAGAAGGTCTTATGAATTAATTAGTGAATATTCTCGTTTCACGGATTCAATTAGAAAGAGAAGTAAATCTCAAATTACGATAAAAGAACTATTTGATTTAAAGTCCGTTCTTTCAAACGTGCATAATATATTGACCTCAATAGCAACATTAGCTACAGCTAATAAAATATCAGAAATATTGTCTTTTAATGAGGAGCAAAAACTTAATTTAATTTCCTCAGTGGAAGAAACGAAAGCAAATACAAATGGATTTGACATTAAAATAGATGATCCTAATAAAATTCTTGTTGAGGTCAAATGCAACATGCTACTTCATGATAAAAAGTTAGGGCAACAACAGATTAATAGTATTTTAAATGATGCCATAAAGCTGCGAAATGAACCACCAAAAAGAAGAAAAATTGATTTTAAAACAGATGATTACATTAAAGTCATAGTCCTTGTTGATTCTTATCATGATAAATTAGATGCTGTCATAAAGCAGATTACTAAAGAGGTAAGATGCAAAGAAAACACACGAGAAACGCGAAAGGAACGTATGGAAATAAAACCATACATAAAACCACTTTCATCTTTAGCAGAGATTAAGAATACGCAAGATACGGCATATATATACCTGACAACTATCTCAACTGAAGATATGGAGAATGAATTACAAAGATTAATTTCAAACACATAATACCCTTCTTTATCTTGGTTATTCATTAAAAGATAACTTCTCCAGTTTCTCAATCTGTTTGCGAAGAGAAGCGATTTTCTTTTTTCTCATACCCTCTGCTTTGTTTAGTGCTTCGGATTTATCGAGGAATGCATCCTTTCCTATGTAATAAAAAGAATATGCACTATCCCTTACATAGTTAGAAGAATCTTTGAAATTGGATTTATGAATTTCTGTTTCCACTTCCTTTATGCCCGATGTCAGGGCATATCTTGTTATAAATACTTTTGCCATAATATTTCTTTCTTTATTGTTATGATAACTCTACTATTTCAGGTGCAGGAGTGATAAGTTCTGTCACTTCCAGATTTATTTCGTTTATTACGATTGAAACTACTGCGTCGGGTTCGCAGGTTTCAAGTTCTTTTATTAACTCTTTTGCTGTCATATTATTCTTGCCTTTCTATTTATTAGTTAATTTTCACCCAAATATGAGAACCTGGTAAATCTGACTTAGCTGACATAACATGAAATGCTAATACTTTTTTCACATCTACGCGGTTTCCTTTGATTGTTCTCTTAACTTTTTCAGCACTCACAAAATAAGTGTATTCACGCTCACCGCTTAGATGTTTGTTAAGAGCTTCTTTTGCGTCAGATTCCTCTTTAAAAACATCATAAGAATATGCGTTATAGGTCCGTTCTCCATTCAATTTAAATTGTAGCTGATAAAAGACTTCATTTGTTTCTTTATCAAATGATTTTCCTATTCTTATCTTCATTTCTTATTTGTATTGATCGTCTTCCCGATATCAGGAAAACGTTTTGGTTATTAAATAAAAAAAATAGCGATCTGATAAACCACTATGCGAGTATCATCGCCGGGACGATCCTTTTAGTTCTATGACGTTAAACATTTCTTTTACACGATCAGCGATATAATCACCGTATTTGTTTCCAAACTCTGTATTTGGATCGAGATTGGTCGTAACGTGGGTAATAAACTCCCTTCTGACTTCATATCGAAGTTGTAAAATGGTTTGTATGACATTTATCCCGGTCCCGTAATGCTTTGAATCTGTAGGTTCACGTCCCAATTCATCAATAGCCAGATTACACATGTATTCACGATCAGTAAACCGAAATAGCCCGTTCATACCTTTCTCTGCATACATGAGAGATATTTCTACTGCACTAGTGAGTCTAAAGCCTATGTGATCGTTATTACATCCGTATCGTAAACGGTTGATCTTGCCTAGATAACGCTGTAGCCCTTTTATCAAAACAGACTTGCCAACTCCAATAGGTCCCCATAAAAGCAAGCCTTTTGAGGAATCAAGCATCCTACTTCTGCCTAATACATAATCATACAATTCGGATAATAGGACCTTGTTGCGTTCGTCAATGATAAATCCCGGTTCTACTTCCTTCATGGAGTTAATAAACTCTTTTTTCCAGAAGTGTTCTACTCGATCCTCATTCCATGTTATCTCCTTTCCTTTGATGTGAAATTTAACCAAAGGAGATTGATTTGATTCCGGCTGACTTGGTTTCATTGGAGGAATCAACTCCCCGACTGTTCTTATTGCTTCCATTCTTTTTTTCTATTTGAAAATCATTCTTTTCCCATGTCCTTACTGCTGCCTTCCAGTCTTTCATCTTAGACCGCCCGACCATCCAACCGTTAGAAGTATAATGATCCAACCACTTCTGTGGATCAACATTGTTTTTTCTTTCTATGCAGTAGGCAGAAACTTCTTCAATAGATGGAGGAATAAACTTTCTAGTTTTTACGGTTTCCCCTATATTATCTTTTTGTTTAGTTTCTATTTTAGTTTTATATATATAGTCTGGCGCATTGGTTGGCTGATTGGTTCCCATATTGGTTGGCAGATTGGCTGGCTCATCTACTGTCTTTTTGGCTGGCTTATCTACCGGAAATTTTACGGTAGTTGAATTCACAATCGAATTCTCAAAAGCTTTTTCAAAAGAGTACAATCCTACCACCCTTTTACTTTTACCGGATTTATAATAAACTAGTCCTGCATTAATCAAAGAAAGCCTGGCACGGACGAGAGTTTTCTCATCAATATTAAGAGCACAACAGAGTTCAATATTCGAGCAACTGAAAACGTCCTCCCAACCCTCGCTGTTACAAACGGCAACTAATTCGTAGAATAGTGCCTGTTCGGTAGCGGTAAGTCGATTACGTCTTCGTGCTTTTCTCATTTTTTCTGTTAATGTATATCCGTCCATAGTTTAATACGCATGAATACAGATTCTTTTACTATCAGCGACAAAACGCCGTTTAAGCTTATAACAGTAGGCAACACGTGGATTCCCTTTAGCTGTGGGAACAATAGTTCCATTGTTGTATTTTGCGCAAGTATCTGGGCGGATAACTTGCTTGTCTGATTTCTTCTTCATATCTATTTTTCTTTTAAATAATCTGTTACTACAGCGATAAACTCCTCCAAAGACCGACAGACAACATACTTATATCCGTCCTTTACTATCTTAGATTCCCATTCCTTTTGAGAATCGCTTTGAGTACCTTTCTTTGTTTTGGTTTCAATTAGGAGCGCCCCATATCGGTGATTACTCTTTAACAGAATCAAGTCAGCTACTCCGGCAAGTACGCCCTCAGCTTTCAGCTTGGCACCCGTAACAGCGTCTCTTCTTCCGCCATTTGGAACTGCGAATAGATTGTGCCGCATAGATGGGTATTTCATCCGGAACCACTCAACCATAGATACCTGAATTTTATGCTCTTCATCTTTTGGCTTCTTGCGGATATTTTTGCCGCAATACTGGGCTTTCATTTCTTCGAATGTCATATCAACCTTTCTCCTTACTCCTTTGGAGTTTCTTTCTAGTTTTACGAATCATATCTTCATCTCTCAAATTATATCCCCTAATGAGGATTTCTGACGTTTTCAAGCATCGGACTATCGTCTGATATTCTTGTTTGGTGATTGTTATTTTCATGTGGGGCAGTTTAGGAGTCGAACCTAAATAATTGCATTTGCAATACATAAAGCACTTCGTACGCTTTCTTTATGCTCTCTTTACCATTGAGAATACCTCCCCATGTTTGCCCGCCAATCTTCATAGACAAGCAGGCTGGGGTAAAAAGGTTAACAAAGCTATCTCAATAGCTCACTCTTGCGGATTATAGCCCTACCAGTAACGATCGTGCTTTCCGTATTATGAGATAATGTACTTTGCTTAATTCCTATCTGATCTTCGGATAAATAGCGAAAGATACCCGTTACCGAGCCAAAGTAATAGTTCCGCTTCTCGAAAATCAGGTAGACATGGATTACTTTAGTTTTTCGCATTTCGCATAACTTTTATTTCAAAACTACCAAATAACAGATATTTGGAATTACACAAACTCTTTGTTACTTTCAATCTCTTGCTGAGCATAAATCAGCATTTGATGTTCATTTGCGGCAGGCAGATAAATACCCGCTTGCGCTGCACTCCAATTACGAAAACGATCAATAGATATAGTCATTTCTCCTGTTGATAATTCAGCAGAGCTACGTAGATAGGTTACTTCTTTACCAACCTTATTGATCGTCTTTCGTTCAAACAAATCACGGTTGCATGTCCTTTTATAAAAGTCTATTTTGGCTTCATCAAGGCTGCAACCGTATTCACTACCAAAATACCCTAAAAGAAGATGCAAATAAGAATTTTGGGCAAGTGTGCGGTTGGGCAGTTTCTTCTTCACTTCCACCACCGCACGCTCTTTGAACAACTTATTTACATACTCCTTGAACTTGGGTACTTGGTATTCATTTTTCAAGTCGAACAACATACACTAAATTGGTAAATGGATTTCCTCCATTCTTGGATGGTATTTGAACAGTTTGTCCGATTTCAATAAGTTTCCCTGTTTTTTGATTTGCCATAATTAATCTACTGTTTCTTTTATTAAATATTTAACTAAATCCCTGTATTCCGCCCATTCGAGAAATGAACGAAGCAAATTCCTATTATCCCATTCCATCCCATCATACCGGTAGCAGGTTATCGCAGGAGAATATCTTTCAAGCGGTAACCCTCTTACATCATATCCATGCTTGTCTATTTTATACCCATCGAACACAAATAGGTCGAAATGGAATATATCCGCTTTAAAAATCTCAAGATAAAGCCGCCATTGGCAAGAATTGATATAGTCAGTATCAGACGGGTAAGAATACTTAGTCTTTATATCCCGTATCTCTATACCGTCTATCATATCAGCGCATCCGGTTATGACAGCATCTCCAAAATCTTTGTAAATGCGTATTTCATGGAAAGCGTCGGGGTGTTCGTTGCGGTAATCCATTGCGACCTTACACTGATTCACATCCAAAATAACACCGAAGCCATCAATATTGAATTTGCGTCCACAAGGAACTGGTTCTTTCTGTTCTTTTCCATAGTAAAGGAAGGTACGTTCCCCGGCAGAAACTTTATCACACACAGGCTTCCCCGTTTCCACAATGGAGTGGAAAGCGGTGCCTATGCGAGTGTATTCATTTCCGGCAAATACACCTGTTATGCTTTCTATTACAGATTGCTCGGTAATTTCATAATTGGCATATTCGCTCTGTTCAATGTACTTTCTGTATGCTTCGAGTTGTGTAACTCTTATAAGAGGCTTAAGCGGCTGCATCTTTTACGAATTTCTTGTTTTCGTACTTATACCCCTTGGATGCAAGGTTAGACTTCATTTCAGAGAAAAACGGATACTGAAGTACGTGTGGCAATTCTTTCATTGCTTCGATGAGTGCAGCTATATCTTCATCTGTCATAGCGGATGCAAGATTATCTCTAAGAACAGCAAGCATCTCATTGGCTTTCTTCTGTTCCTCTGATTTATTTTGTATTGCTTGCTTTACTGTAGAAATCACATTTGCCATAAATGTAGAAAAATCAGCACTAGATGATTCAGGTATTTCCATCATCTTTAATTGTGCTACGTTTTTCCCAATAAAAGTATCAGTTGGTTCGAATGAAATAGTGCGCTTACCGTTTACCTTAGATATATATCCTACCTGATCAGCAATACGGAGAAGTAAATCCTTACTCTGTCCAGTACAATCCGGTGAATGCTTTATAATGTCACCCTCCGCTACTTCTTTATCATGGCAAATAAAAATAATGTCAGAACCATTAGAACGAAGCTGATTAACAAATGATTTGAAGTCTTCGGCTATTTGCCCAAATCTCTTTAAAGTATTGGTTGCTAACTTGTAGTTGTTTTTTATAGCAAAATTCATCAGATAATCATCCAAGCACGCTTTAGCAGTATCGCAAATGATAGTACTATAAGACTTCATTGTTTCATATTCCACTGTTATGTCCTCCCAATTATTGGCGGTAAGGGTATCACAGCGTTGTACGGCTCTATCATATCCTCTATCTGTGTCTATTAAAAGAGGATTAAATGCAGTTGTAGCAACAGAAGTTTTTCCTGTTCCCGGAGTGCCATATAGCACGATAATCACTGGACGTTCAGGAGTTACGTCATTTTTTTTAATAATTGGCATATCATATATCATTTAAAGTGGTTAAAATAGTTCCCGGATACCGAATCAACGGACACCGGGATAATTCAAAACTTAAATAGCGGACTGGATACCGCACGGAGTCCTTTACTCCGGGATTAGGATTAAACAATAAATTATTTGCGTAATATAATATCTATTTCAGATTGTTTATATAGTCTTTTTCCACCGACTTCTGCGGGAATTAAATAACCTGTCTTAGCCCATCTCCACAAAGTTGACCGATCAACCTGTAACTGTTTACAAGCATCTTTGGGCTTTACGAAAGTCTCTTTTTTCTTAGCCAAAATAGATTCTTCAACTTCTTCTTTTGTTTTTTGAATGAGATAATCTGCGAATGCTTTTAAATCTTCAAAATTCACATTAGCCGATATCTTACTCCCCCCAAGACTCATGATCTCTTGAATACTCATATCTATCCCCCTATTCTTTTTGATGCACCTCTTTTGAACTTCTCTCTAAAAGCATGAACACAGTTAACAATAGCATTATAATACATGATATTGTTTCGTTTCTAGTCATTTCGATTTGCAATGCCAGATGAGTCACCATAGCAAGAGCAATGACAGCAATAGCATTTTGAATTTTATGAATAGTTTTCATAGAACATTATTTTTTAGTTAATACTAGACGATATAAAATGAATCACAGTCCTTTCTATTTCTAGTCGCTCGTACCGAAGTCCTTGCATTAGATCGTACCCTACAACGTCTCATGTCCATTTGATAATCCGGTGTTACAGCAATTACCAAAAACCACACAGAGAAGAATAACTCAATACCGTGCTTCCTAATCTCCTTCAAATCAAAGTTTCTTTTAGTCCTATCACATAGCAGGAATAAAGTAAGCTCTACGTTATTGTTAATGCCTAACTTCTTATGAATATCCCTAATCTGTGCCTTTATGGTCCAAACTGACTTTTGGAGCAATTCAGCTATTTCAGAAGGAGTATGCCCTTTTGCAACTTCATGTGCTACTTGATACTCACATTGAGTTAAGGGTTCCATCACGATATCCTTTTAATATTAAAAAACCTTGTTTTACCTATAAAGTATTTATCTCCGACGGTCTCTATTTCAATACCTTTCCGTCTTAATCGATAACGAGCAGAACTCATAACACGATCATAATTACTATCTAAAACTCTAGCTGGTTCATTTATAGATAGCTTACTAATTGAATCTACCCAATCTCCTGTTATTGTCTTTATCCTTTTTGCCATAAGATTAATTATTTGATTATTATTAGTGGATAAGCCCGGATTCGAACCGGGATTTGCAAGATTTCGTTTGTACGTTTCAATTGCGGTTCTGACTTCCCCAATCGTCTTTCCTGCTTCGAGGCTAGCCAGCCGTATTTTCAAACTAAGCGTCTACCAATTCCGCCACTTACCCAATTAAAAAGGTGCGCTATTCTCACGAACGGCACACCCTACAACACAAACACAAAATAAAACACGACAAAACAAAAAGTTTAAATAGTTCCCCTGAACCAATTCGATCGGTAACTTCACGTTATTATCAGGAGATTTTCTTAACTTTGAATCGTCAAATTTAAAAACCAATAAATATGAATCTTTTAGAAGTAATAAAACTATACACAGATAACCAGCGAATGATATTTACTGTATTTATGATACAAACGCCTCTCGTCTTTGTTACTATGCACTTATATATGATGAATTTCGGCAGTTTCGATATTTATACGAAAGCAATGTTTGTACTAGCGGCATCAATAGCTGTAACCATGTTTCTATATTGCTTCAATATAGGAAAAGCATTTGCAGAGTTTGTTATTACAGATGATAAGAAGCTAAATCCTAACATATTGGAAATTGCATTCCCGTCAATAGTTACATTTTCATATCTATCACTATCTAAAAATCCTAACGATGAGATTCACCCAATTCAATGTTTATTATATACGTCGGCATTCTACCTCATTGTCACCATTGTTTTTTCTCTTTTTGATAGATTCAATAAAAAGACAAAACTTAATAAAAAAATAAAGGATAAATAAAACGAAAGGCGCTAATATAGAATCATTCATAATTATAAGTATTAGTTAGTTCCCGCACCTTGATCCGATCAAGACATCACGCAAACAGTGCAACTGTCCGTGCGGGATATATGTTGACTTACTCACGTTGCTTCCTTCCGCTCATATCATCGCTGGTTGGCTATTACGCTATACTTCGCATCGGCTATACTGCTTATCTGCGCAGGCTAATTTAACGTGCCCTGAACACGGATTCATTTTTGAGGGTTAATCCTCCCATCCCGAATTAGGTTCATCGGTTTACCGTTGTGCTCTGAAAGCGTTTCGCTCGCTTCTTTCGTAGATTCTAACCTAACAGAGCCTCGTAATCTTTTATTATTCGAAGAAGGTTACTGATAATATCTTCTTTCGTTTCTTTGCTTCCAGCCAGCATCTGAACTGTATATTCATCTCGTTCTTTCAGATCGTCCGTGTATTTCCGAAGGAAAGACAAATTTTTGCTTATCTCATCCCTACTCATAATTACCTCCAAGAACTATCATAGTTTACATACTTATCGGCGAAAAACGCTTTCAGCACATTTCCCTGTTTTGGTTCAATCGCTTTCGGCTTCAATGATTCTACATATTCATCCATCTTTAAGCGAGCGTCCACCCAAGAAGTACGCAAGGCAGATTTAAGAGAATAACCATACTGGCGTACATATACCCAAGCTCTCTGCATGATGGCTTTCATATTATATTTGCCGTCTTTTACTAGTTCATAATCTCTATTTCTCATTGCCTTACCTATTTTTAGTTATGTAAATAATTTGGTTTTATCGCACAATATTCGCACCTTTGCAGTGTTGATTGATTGATTGACATTGCAAAGATATCATCTTCTTGCGATATATCGCTACTTATCGCAAAGTTTTATCGCTATAATAACAATAATTAACATTATGAATAAAATCAATATCGCATCTTTAAGGAAGTCACTAAAACTTAGACAAAAAGATTTCGGAGAGAAAATAGGCATTAAGCAAGCCTATTTATCAGAAATAGAAAGCGGCAAAAAACCTCTAACCGAGGAACTTTACAACAACATTATAAACGTTTTCGGAATAGAAAAAGTATCTGAGTATTTTGTATCCAACGAAGCTAGCGATAATATTGCTAAAACAAACATAAGCGAAGCAATACCACTTAACCAAAGCCATATTATAAACGTACCATTAGTGAGCCAATACGCACAAGCAGGATACCTATGCGGATATCAAGATGCCGCATACATGGAAACTCTCCCAACCATACCATTTATTATAGACCACGAAGCCAAAGGAAACTATGTAGCTTTTGAAGTAAGGGGAGATAGTATGAATGACGGAACCGAAGAAAGTTACTTAGAAGGTGACAGATTATTATGTAGAGAAATATATTCCCAATATTGGGTAGAATCAAAGCTGCATTATACTAAATGGGATTTCGTTATTGTACATGAAGAAGGAATACTCGTAAAGAGAATCATAGATCATAATATGGATAATCATACAATCACAATACATTCTTTAAATAGTATGTATCCTGATCGAGTGATTGATCTAGCAGAAGTAAAGCAGATATTTAACGTTATAGAATTACAAAGACCTAGAAGAAGATAGGATAATGATAACATTATTAATAATATTAGCTTTATTTGTTTTTCCGATATGGCAAAGTTTCTATAACTATAATAGATACAAGAGGTTAAAGATTGAATTTGATGAATTATTAAACAAATATAATGCTGTATTTAAAGAGAATGAAGAAAATAAGAAGTACGTAGGTTTCTTAGATAAAGCTGTATCAGAAGCTAAATATTTCCGAGCAAAATATAATGAATGCAGTTCAGAACTCACTATGAGTCAAATTGAAAGCAAAAATTTATTGGAAGAGTTGCGAGAAGCTAATACACAACTTCGATACGAAAGAAATAAAGAACAGATTGAGAAAGACAAAGTAAAAGCTAAATTGCTAGAAAAGAAAAAGAAAAGAGAAATAGAAAAATTAGCTCTCCAAGAGCTTATAGATGAAGGCGAGATATTTCCAGAAGCAAACAAACGTCCTCCAATACCAAAAGATGTTGTAGATACTGTTTGGAATAGAGATGGAGGAAAATGCGTTTATTGTGGATCGAATGAAAATTTGCACTTAGATCATATTATTCCTTTCTCTAAAGGTGGGGATACAAGCGTTGAGAATTTACAATTACTTTGCCAAAAATGTAATCTTGAAAAATCAAATAAAATCGGATAATTAAAAACTAGCTTATGAAAAAGATCATTTTATTAGTATGTGCAATCACTGCACTTTGTTCATGTGGGGGATCAGGTAATCAAAACGAGAAAAAAGTAAGAGAAGTAGTAGAAGCCAAACTGAAAACAGAAATGAATGATTGGTCTAGCTATGAGTTTGTTTCTGCGGAAGCCATTGATACTATAAAGTATATTGATAACATTAACTTTAGAAAAGAACAGTTCCGAGATAATATAGAGAGAGAGAAAAGAACATCCGGCAGCGGATTAGATTTTTCAGCTTCAATAAACAAAGATAGCATTATCCTTGCTGGTATTGATTCCATTCAAAATGCAATGGGAAATAAAGTCAATGAAGATGTAGCATACTTATATAAATATAAACTCAGAGGTAAGAATAAACTAGGAGCTGTAATCTTGGAAGAGTATCTAATATATATATCACCCCAATGGGAATTAATTCAAATGGTTAATAACCCAGATAAATTATATAATACTCCTAATAGCTTTCCGGGATATGAAGATTTAGTTAAAAAGAACATGTAATACCAATAATAGCCCGTCTAAAAAACGGGCTTTTATTTTATTAATAAATCTCTCCACATACCTAGATGTTGTGCGAATGTTGTGCAATGGTATAAAACAGAAAATCGCAACTATCTAATAATAAGATAATTGCGGTTTTACAATGTGACCCCGGTGCGATTCAAACGCACGACCTTCAGAACCGGAATCTGACGCTCTATTCACTAAGCTACGGGGCCATTTCCTAAATGCGATGACAAAAGTATAAAAAATCTTCTCATCTTCCTAATGATTCATCTTTTTTTATAGTTCTTAAGTCAGTATTGCCCCTTAACATTCTGTTATTTTGAAATGCTTTAGAGCATATACTTTATCAATTTGACAATCTTTTAGAGAATATCCAATACAGATATTAATATTATTCCTATCTTTGCCGACAATTAACAATCAACAATCCTATGAGTTACTTGATAAAACCAAAGAACTATAAACCGTTACTCGACTTAAAACAAACAGAGTTGGGAATCAAACAAATAAAAGAGTTCTTCCAGTTAAACTTGTCATCCGAATTACGCCTCAGACGCGTGACAGCCCCTCTTTTCGTACTGAAAGGAATGGGTATCAATGACGACTTGAATGGTATAGAACGTCCTGTTTCATTCCCTATCAAGGATTTAGGTGACGCACAAGCAGAAGTCGTTCATTCATTAGCCAAATGGAAAAGATTAACTCTCGCCGATTACAATATCGAACCGGGATACGGTATCTATACCGACATGAACGCCATCCGTTCTGATGAAGAACTCGGAAACCTCCATTCGCTCTATGTAGACCAATGGGACTGGGAACGTGTCATCACCAACGAGGACAGAAACGTAGATTTCCTGAAAGAGATCGTAAATCGTATCTACGCTGCCATGATCCGTACAGAATACATGGTATATGAAATGTATCCGCAGATCAAACCTTGTCTGCCTCAGAAATTACATTTTATCCATTCGGAAGAACTACGCCAACTCTATCCGAACCTGGAACCCAAATGCCGTGAGCATGCCATCTGCCAAAAATACGGTGCCGTATTTATCATCGGTATCGGCTGCAAACTAAGCGACGGCAAAAAACATGACGGACGTGCACCAGACTATGATGACTACACATCCACCGGCCTGAACAACCTGCCGGGACTGAACGGTGACCTTTTACTTTGGGATGATGTACTGCAACGCTCCATCGAACTGTCCTCTATGGGTGTTCGTGTAGACAAAGAAGCACTACAACGCCAGCTCAAAGAAGAAAACGAAGAAGAGAGACTGAAACTTTATTTCCACAAACGATTAATGGATGACACACTTCCACTATCTATCGGTGGCGGTATCGGTCAATCCCGTTTGTGTATGTTTTACCTTCGCAAAGCTCATATCGGAGAAATACAAGCCAGTATCTGGCCCGAAGATATGCGTAAAGAATGTGAAGAACTTGATATACACCTTATATAA